TTATTTTGCATTTATGTTTATGAACTCGGCCTTGAGTTTTGAATAAACTATTTTCTGGCTGCTGTAAAGACCGTAATATCCCGACAACATGTAGCTGACGCTGCAGGCTATGGCAAATATCAGAAGTCCTTCTACGCCGAACAGTTCAATGGACAGCACTATTGATGCAATTGGAGCATTGACAACTCCGCAGAACAGCGCTACAAGTCCAATTGCCGCGGAGAAGCCAGGATTAAGCCCTAAAAGACTTCCTGCAAGGCAACCGAATGTTGCACCAATGAAAAATGTAGGGACTATTTCTCCGCCTTTAAAACCTGCTGCTATAGTTACAGCAGTGAATATTATTTTAAGAATGAATGCTTCAGGTCTCGCATTTCCTCCAATGGCTTTTTCAATTATGTTCATTCCTGCGCCGTTGTAATCTCCTGTTTTAAGAAGGACGGTCATGATAACTATTATGAGTCCACCCACAAAACCACGGACATATATGTTTTTTAGCTTTGATTCCATCAGGTGTTCTGTTTTTTTCATGGATACTATGAAAACAATGCTTAATAATGCACAAAGAGCTGCAAGTACTACAGTCATAATAATTGTTTTTAAAGTGAGATCCGGTATGTAGCTTAAATAAAACCTCACAGGCACTACACCGAAGTACAATGAAACGCCATATGCCATTAATGAAGAAACCAGACATGGAACAAGGCTTGAATAATAAATTACTCCAATGCTTATTACTTCCATTGCAAACAATGTGGCAGTAAGAGGAGTTCCAAACAACGCTGCGAAAACACTGCTCATACCGCATAGAGTTATTAGGTGCATGTCCTTTTCATCAAGGTGAAAAAAAGACCCTACAAACGAACCTATGCTTCCGCCAAGCTGAAGTGCTGCACCTTCTCTTCCGGCTGAACCTCCGAAAAGGTGTGTTATGAATGTGCTTATGAATATCAGGGGAGCCAGAACAAATGGAACCTTCTGATCAGAACGTATGGAACTTATTATTTGATTTGTGCCTGTGGAGTCGCTCATTTTAAACAGTTTGTACAATACGGCAATAACAACTCCGCCTATGGGCAAAAATAAAATTATCCAATTGTTTTCTGCACGAAATTCTGTAGCGTGCTCAACGCTTACGTGAAACAATGTCCCTATAACTCCACCTATAAAACCTGTTATACTTGCTAAAAATACCCATCTTATAAATGTCTTAATATAATTTTCTGCTGATTTGATTTTATGTACGTATAATTCCAATTTTTTACTCCTTTAAATTTTTCAACAAAAATAATTGTATCACAATTTTTCTGAATGTCAAAAAAATTACTTCTGTCATATAAACCTTGCCAAAAGATAGGCATCATTAAATTAAAAATACATATTAAATTCTAATCTTATTTTAAAAATATAAAATCGTCATAAGTATTGTTAATTCAATAATTTGACGATTTATAAAATGCTTCTGGGCAAATCTGGGGCAAATTTATTTCGCTTGTAGATTCGCAATATAGTTTTCGAAGTCTGTAGATGATTTAGCTTCGGCTTCTTCAATTGTATGTGTGTAATTTTTTATTATAGTGTCAATGTTGTCTCCAAGAGTCCTGGCAACAGAGACTACATTGGCTCCAGCACTTAACATAATAGTGGCTTTGAGATGTCTTAAATCATGCACTCTTATTTCTCGGATTCCATTATCTTTTAATACTTGTCTGAAATACTTTAGCATATCATTTTGTATTGCTACAGCATTTTTATCATAATCCCAGAATAGATGTTTTGAAAATGGCATAGGATTCATTTGTTTAATATGCTCAGTGGCAGCACTAAGAACAAAATCAGGAGCATACACTTTTCTTATAGAGTGTGTAGTTTTTGGTACTGTCTCGGCTCTTTTAACCTTGCCTGTTTTTTCATCTCTTACCTTACCCATTTGCTTTGTTATGCTGATTGTATTTTTTTTGAAATCAATATCATCAATTTTAAGTCCTAAGATTTCTCCATGTCGCAATCCACATCCAAGAGCAATATAGAAAAACAATTTGTGTATTGTGTTGGGTTCGTTTTTATAAGCCGTTAACAATCTAGATATTTCATTCTGAGTTAAAAGTTCATCATAATTTGCTTTCTGAATTTCAGGCAATTTGACATTCGAACAAGGGTTAAAACTTAATTTATCCCATTCAATGGCTTTTGAGTATGTCAAGCACATAACGCTGTAAATGGCATGAACAGTTTTTGCTGTGTATTCCTTTTTCTTACTGTTAATAAATTTCTGAACTTCTAATTTTCCAATCTTAGAAGCAATTTGCTCTCCAAATTCCGGAAGAAGGTGAATACTATAAATTGATTCATATGTTTGCTGAGTACTTATAGACAGTTCTTCATCAATATAATCTTCTTTAATTAGATTATATAGATCCTTGAACTTCATGTTTTCAGCAGTGCCAATTTTACCCCTCATGACATCAACTTCAAATTTCTTATGTTCTCTTTCAGCTTCCTTATCAGTTCCGTAAAAGTTTTGAGTATAATTCACTCCGTCTTTTCGGACTCTGAATCTCCACTTGTTATCCCCTCTGTTTTCAATACTCATTTGTTTCATCCCTTTCTTTGTTTAACTTTACATCTACTGCTTATTTTTATAATACTGTGTGCTATTTTTAATCATAATTGTATTTGCAAACTGTCAGTGGATTAAAGTATATGCAATAATTATCCAGCTCTGCATATAATCCATACTTTCTTTGATAATGTTCTAAAGTGTCAATTAAAAAATTTTCTGTAACTTCTAAATATTCGGCAAGCTCAAAAAGGTTATTGCATCCGTTGAAAGAAGCATCGATTAAGTTTTTAAGAGGTATTAACTTTTCAAATGCATATTTCCTTGCTTTTGCTTCTTGCTTTCTATTGCAAACGCTTTTTAAGTCTGTAATATTGCCTGCTGTCTTGTAGAAGTGTCCAAGCTCTTCCGAAAGTACGCATTTCTTTTCTGTATTATTAAGGTTTTTTCTAATACCAATATAATTATCTTCATATAAACCCTTTAGATTTCCAAGAAAATCAAATTCAATAACTTCAATTTCTTCATGTTCTGCAATTTGCAATAATTTTTCATACGTCATAATGTCCCCCTGGTGTGCATGAATTAAACTATTTTTTATTATTTCTTTTGTTTTTAATGAAGTTCTTAAAATCTTCTATTGATTGCAGTTCTTCTTCTGTCCATTCTTCTCCATCGTGATGAGCTGCTAATGTATAGATTTTTTTGTTTTCATTTCTCTCTGTAATTTTGTCATCAGTTAAATAATCAAGACTACAATTAAAATAATCCGCTAATTTTCTAAGAGTAGATAATTTGATGTTCTCAGTTCCTTTTTTATAAAATCCATCTATTGTGGTATATGGAATTCCTGTTTCTTTTGATAATTGATTAATATTGTCAATGTTTTTTTCTTTCATTAAAAGTTCAAGCTTGTTTAAAAAACTCATTTTATTTCCCCCTATTTAATATAAAAGTAATTTATAAAATTATTATAATACATAATTTGTACACTGTAAAGAAAATAATTACCCTAAAGCGTAAAAAAAGGTTGACAAATTACTATGCGGGGTATAAAATAAAGAAAAGTTACCCCACAGGGTAAAAAGAGAGGTGATTATATGTTCGTAAATTTAAAAATTGAAATGTTAAAGAAAGGAGTTACCGCTAAAAAAATATCAGAGAAAATTGGTATTTCTACTAAAACATTTTTTAATAAAATGAATGGTTCATCTGAATTTACAAGAAAAGAGATGTACACGCTTAGAGATGAATTTTTCCCTGATAAATCAATTGAATATCTTTTTACAATAGATATACAAAAAACAGCTTAAGAGAGAAGGTGGTTAATGAAAGAACTAGTTATGGATTATGTATCAGAAAAAAATCATAAAAAGAGAGTAAACGTCCAGAAGTACAAAAAAGATGTGTTATGGTAACAACGTACTAAGAAAGGAGTGATTTAGATGGAAGAAACAATAAAATTACTGATTGATAATATTGCATCGACAGTTGCTGAAAAAATAGCCGGACAAATCAACACATCAGTAGAGCTTAAACAATATCCAGAAAATATGGACCTTAATACAGCAGCTGACTATGTTGGGCTTAATTCAGCTTATATGAGAAGAAATCTTGAAGAACTTGGTATCAAGTATCGTAGAGCAGGAGATAAATATTTATTTAGAAAATGCTGGCTTGATGAATGGATGGAAGATGGCGTTAAACAGATCCAAAAAAATAAAGATGCAAAAATTAATATGAAATTAGTAAAAAGCAAAGCAATGTAGGGACAAGGAGGCAAGTTAAATGCTTGAACAACACAGAATTAATGTTACTCAAAGGTTTGAAAAAGAGAATCCAGGCTACAAATTAATAACTGAAGGTGATTCATTTTACGTTGATATTGATATCACTAAAGTAAAAGGTTATGACAAGTTATCAGAGCCGGCTAAGAAGTTATTTCAGATCATGTATAAAAGACATAATGCATGTCAAGGACTTGATTACAAAATCAGATGGATACCAAAATCAGTACTGGAACACAAAACACATCTGGAAGTTCATTTTTCCGGCAAGGACTGGTTGCATTGGTGCCCGAATGGAGAGTGGTATTGATGGAAGTTAAGTTTATAAACAACAAAGCAAACATTGAAGGATTGACATTCAGGCAGCTTGCATTAATTGAAGCATTAGTGAATGAAGCATCAATGGCTGGCGGTTATCTGATTGATATTGATGATTATAAAAATATCATGAAAGGTTTTAAAACTTTTGATATTAAGGATGTTTTCAATCTTGAAGAAGAGAAAAGGGAAATCGAAGAGTCGGTAAGAAAAATCATGCAAGAATCTGAGGTCAAGGCATTTCGTGAACTATACAATGCGATACAGCAATGCAAGGATGATGAAGTTAGGACTCTTCGTCTAAGAGATTTAATGACTGAAATGGAAGGCAGATTCAGCATCCCGCTTCTAAAGGACGAAGAATACAACCAGGCGAATCTGAAAGTAATGGAGTTGTATTTAGAAGTAAGCAATGCCAGATACTAAGGACAATAAGGGCTCCAAGCTCTTTTTAAAAACATTTTATAAGGACTAGGTTCTTAACTTACTAGTTTATTTTGTAGATTTAAAAATATTCCACAGAGGAGGAAAAATATTTGAACGAATTAAAGATTTTTAATAATCAAGAATTTGGGGAGATAAGGGCAATAGAAATTCAAGGTGAGCCGTGGTTGGTTGGAAAAGATGTAACAGATAAGCTGGGGTACCAAAACGGTAGTCGAGATATTGTTAGACATGTTGATGAAGAAGACAGAGCTGGTATCGCGATTCACGATGGCAGACAGGAAAGAACAATGGTTTGTGTAAACGAAAGTGGTCTTTACTCTCTGATCCTTGGTTCAAAATTACCAACTGCAAAAAAATTTAAACACTGGGTAACATCAGAGGTCCTTCCTTCCATAAGAAAAACAGGAGCATATAAGTTGCCGCTTTCAAAGAAAGACGAAATGAAACTTTATCTTGAAGCCCTTGAAGAGCAGGACTTAAAGATTGAAGAAGTAAAAAAGGATCTGCAGGAGTTCAAGCAAGACATGCCTGTTCTAGGAGTTGAATGCGACAAAATTACATTTGCTGTAAAGAAAAAAGGTGTTGAATGTCTTGGTGGTAAAGAATCGGCTGCATATCAGGACAAGTCTCTGAGAGGAAAGATATATTCTGATATTCACAGTCAGGTAAAACGAGAGTTTGCAGTAACTACATACAAGGCTATAAAAAGAAGTCAGGTTGAATTAGCTGTAAATATAATCGGTGCATACAAAGTTCCATTCGCATTGAAAAATGAGATTGAGCAGTGCAACAACCAGATGTTTATTTCTGCATAGGAGGCAATTTATGAAATTTTTCTTAATCCACAGAAAGAGACAAAACATGCTTAAGAAATTTTGGGACAAGTTTACAGATGACTTGGAACTTATAAGATTTAAACTGTCAACTGTAATGATACTTATGATTTTTGGACTTTGGTACCTTGGAGGTATGTAAATGGATATAGTAACAGTGTACGCGTTAAGACAGCTTTATGAAATACACGGATGTGCAACAGTATTTGCTGCCGGTCAGTTTTTAAAGTTTGAAGAGGAGAACGATTATGAAAAAGCTTAAATATTACTATCAATGTGCAAAATGGCTTTGGAAGAACAGAAATTGGACTGGAACAAGACAGAAATACAGAGCAATGGAAAGGGAGTTGAAGAGGTATGAATAACGTTATAACAGGCGCACCAAGTAAATCGCTCACGTATTTGGGAAAAATAATGCTTGCAAATGAGATGCTAAGTGAAAGTGTAGAGAAACAAAACGCATATAGAGCATTCACCGGCTTAAATAAACGCATAGCTAAAAAGTCAGCAAATCCAAAGAAGAAAGCTAAAAGAAAGGTGAAGCAGTCAAGTCAAAGGAAAAACAGAAAATGAAGTTCAGCAAATCTAAATTCATTAAAAATGCTGGGAAAGGTACTGCTAGAATCTTAGGAAATCATGTTGATACATTGGATGGATTAGAAGTTGATTTTTCTAAGGAAGATAAATACGGAACTATTGAAAGTTACATACATGAAGGTGAAGAGTATTATTTATATCCAGTGTTGCCGGAATGGTGCGAATAGGAGGTAATTTTGAAAGAACTTATAGTGGACAACTTCGCCGGTGGAGGTGGAGCATCAACAGGAATTGAAATGGCAATAGGACGTTCTGTTGATATAGCAATCAATCATGATGAAAAAGCAATTGAAATGCATAAAGTCAATCACCCAAACACAAAGCATTACATAGAAGATGTTTGGGATGTGGACCCAGGACAAGCAACGCAGGGGCAACCCGTAGGGCTCGCATGGTTTAGCCCTGATTGTAAGCACTTCAGTAAGGCAAAGGGCGGAAAGCCAGTTGATAAAAACATTCGAGGTCTTGCCTGGGTAGCAGTAAAGTGGGCTAAAGCTGTGCATCCAAGAATTATTATCTTAGAAAATGTTGAAGAATTTAGAACATGGGGACCATTAATTAAAGACGAACAAGGAAATTTATTTCCAGACCCAAACAAGAAAGGACAGACGTTTGAATTATTTGTCAAAGCACTTGAAAAGCAAGGATATAAAGTACAATTTAGAGAATTAAGAGCTTGCGACTACGGAGCACCGACAACAAGAAAAAGATTTTTCATGATTGCAAGATGTGACGGTAAGCCGATTGTATGGCCAGAGCCGACTCATGGAGACCCGGAAGGTATAGAAGTCAGGTGCGGATTATTAAAGCCATGGAGAACAGCTGCAGAGTGTATTGATTGGAGCATTCCGTGCCCAAGTATATTCGACCGTAAAAAGCCATTGGCAGAAAACACTTTGAGAAGAATTGCAAAAGGAATACAGAAGTTTGTAATTGATAATCCAGAACCGTTTATTGTACAAGTTAATCATTCGGGAGAAAATTTTAGAGGTCAAGATATCAACGTGCCAATGCCTACACTCACTGCAAAACATGGATTTGGTCTAGTTACTCCGGTTATTTCTCAAATAGGACAAACTGGCGGAGGGGATAGACTTCATGACATACAAGAGCCTTTATCAACAATAGTTTCAAAAGCCGAACATTTACTGGTAACTCCTTTCTTGCAGCATTACTACGGTCAACAAGGTGAAGAAACACGTGCAAGCGGAATGAATGAGCCTGTTGCAACTATCCCAACGGCAAACAGATTCGGACTAGTGACAGCTTTCATAAGTAGGCAGTTTAAAACAGGTGTTGGCCATGAACTTAATCAGCCTTTAGCAACTTCAACAACAGTCAATAAATCTAACCTAGTAACTGCTTTTCTTCTCAAATATTATGGAGCAGACATAGGACAAACAGTCAATAGTCCAATACACACAATAACCACTAAGGACCGTTTCGGACTTGTAACAGTGCACGGAGAAGATTATCAGATTATTGACATAGGAATGAGAATGTTGAAACCCCATGAACTTTATAAAGCACAAGGGTTCCCGGATGATTACATAATAGACAGAGACAGTAAAGGCAATCCATATCCTATAGTAGATCAGGTTGCAAAGGTAGGAAACAGTGTATGTCCTCCATTGTCCAAGGCTTTAGTTGCAGCAAACTATGTGGAAGAAATCTATGAAAATGCAATGTAAGGAGGCAAACATGTGGAAAATCAATTTAATTTCTTTGATGAGATAATGGATGAATTGGAAGATGAGGTTGAGGATGAAAACAGTGACTGGACTAAAGAAGATGCTAAAGCATTTAATAACTACATTGAAGAGCAACGAAGCAAAACCAATGCATTTATAATAAAGCAACAGCTTCCATATGAACAAAAGTTAATACTTGCTAAAACAAGAGCATGGGAATTCTATGATAAATTAGATGGAAACTGCTTCATTTCAGTAGGCGGATTGGACAGCATTACACTGTTATTGTTTTTAAGGTCAATAGGAATTGATGTTCCTGCAGTATCAGTTACATCTCTGGAAGACAAAAGCATTCAGGAGATACATAAACAACTTGGTGTTAAAGCACTGAAGCCTTACAAAACAAAGGTTGAAGTAATAAAGGAATGTGGTTATCCAATAATCAGTAAGGAAAAGGCTGGGAAAATACAACTTCTGCAAAATCCAACTGAAAAAAACATGACTGTAAGACATGCAATAATGACAGGTGAATGTGGAAAGCAAGGTGGATATAGAAAAGGAACAAAGATGAAGCTTCCGCAAAGATGGCTTGAATTATTTGGTGGTCCGGAAAATGAGACATATGGTACAAATTACAAAACTGCACCATTTAAAGTATCAAATGACTGCTGTTATTACATGAAAGAAAAACCTTGCGATGATTATGCAAAAGATACAGGCTGTCATCCATACCTGGGACTAATGGCATCTGAAGGAGGGCAAAGGGAAAAAGCCTTAATGAAAAACGGATGTAACTATTACGGAAAGTCTGTTACAAGAAGTTGCCCATTTGCTATATTTTCAAGACAGGATTTATTACAACTATCATTAGATTTAAAAGTACCAGTACCTAAAGTGTATGGTGAAATTGTTAAAGATAGAGACGGAACTTTAAGAACAACGAGAGCTCAAAGAACAGGCTGCAGCATGTGTGGCTTTGGCATACATATAGAAAAGAGGCCTCATCGATTCGATAGACTGCGAGAAGACAATCCGAAAGAATGGAACTTTTGGATGTATGACATGGGTTGGGGAAAGGTTCTGGATTACATCGGAGTGCCATGGCAAAATTATGGAGATGAAGTTAACGGACAAATATCAATATTTCAAGAGGTGAAATGATGAAAATATGTGCAACATGTTTTTACAACAAAGGTGGGAAGTGTGAGATTTTAAAATCACAAATAGATAACTGCTCTTCCTGGGCTGATGAAGCCGAAGCAAAAATCAGAGAGGAGGCTATTATAAAGTATTCCGGATTACGTGGTAATGAAAATGTTCCACCTACTAAAAGCTTAACAGAAGAAAGAATTAAAAGAAGGACTGCTACAAGGTTAGCAAATTTGGATAAAAGAAAGGGGAGAACCATAGCTGAAATATTGGATGAATCTTTCCATGACTTTTATATGCATGGACTTGATGACATTGAAATTGGAAAGAAATTAGATATTGACAGTAGAAGAGTTGCTGATTATAGAAACAGATTTAATCTTCCAATGATAAAAAAGAACCGTCCTGCACCAACAGGAACGGCCGTATAAAAAATATTTAACTAATCTAAGTTTATCAGAAAAATACAATCTTGTAAAGAAGGTGATTGTCTTCAGGGAATATACTTGTCCGGTATGCGGATTTACAGCTTGGGCGATGGATAACTTAAAAGTAGTAAATTGTCATCAATGCGGAACAGAAGTTAAGACAACAGAAATAGATCCAAATGAAGACCATTTGAAAAGAGGGTTGGAAAAGGTGAACAGCAGCTAAAAATATTTGATTTTAATTACATACTGAATATACAGGATAATGATTTGAAATACATAAAATCATTACCCTGTATTAAAAGCACTCAAATTTAGATAAAAAATACATATTTATAAGGCGGTGAAATCTTGGCAGAAAAAAGAATGTTTGCCAAAACGATAATTGATAGTGATCCATTTTTAGACATGCCTTTATCAACTCAATGTTTGTATTTTCACTTGTCAATGAGAGCAGATGATGACGGATTTATAAACAATCCTAAGAAAATTCAAAGGATGATAGGCTGTTCAGACGATGATTTAAAACTGTTAATTATGAAAAAATTTATAATACCATTTGACAGCGGTATTGTAGTAATAAAACATTGGAAATTACATAATTACATTCAAGCAGACAGATATAAACCTACCGTGTACCAGGAAGAAAAAAGCATGTTGGAAATGAAAAGGAATAAATCTTATACATTAAAAACAGAAGTTCCAATGATTGAACATAATGAATGTATACAAAATGGATACGAAACGGAGACACAGATTAGATTAGATAAGATTAGTATAGATAAGATAAATAATATTCCTTTGAAAAAGGAATCAAAGACTTTTAACGAAGCAGATAAGGAATATTTATTGGCTGGATATTTATCTAATAAAATTTCTGAAAGATTGAATGTACCTCAAAAAGACGAAAAAACAATGCAGAAATGGTCAGCAGAATTTGAAAAAATGATAAGACTTGATAAATATAGCATAGAAGAAATTAAAGAAGTCTTGGTTTTTAGTCAGAAACATGAATTCTGGCAGAGCAATATATTATCAGCTTCTAAATTCAGAAAGCAATATTTAACTTTGCTGGCACAGATGAAAAGTAATTACAAAAAAGGCGGTGAAAACTTTGGAAAGCCTGGGAACGGAATTAAGTTCAATGTCCCAAAGACTAAAATCGATACAGGAGAGGACCTTAACAGAACAATCGAAGAACTCGGCCTCATATAAATGTCCGATTTGTAAAGATACTTATTGGATTGTTGACGGCAACAACTTCAAAAGGTGTGAATGTTATGAACTGGATGAAGCAGAAAGAATGTTTTATAAGACAGGAATTAAGGATGACAGTTATACGTTTTCAAATTTCAATGAGTGGAATGATACATCCAAGTTGATGAAAAAAGTTGCAACTGATTATTTTAAGAATTTCATGCAGATTAAGAATTCAAGGCAAAATTCAATTGCTTTTGTTGGACAAGTAGGATGTGGAAAAACTCATTTGACCGTTGCACTAGGGCTCAACATTCTTAAAAGCAAAAGAATTTCAGTTGTTTATCTAAGTTACAGAGATGTCATAACAGAGTTAAAGCAAAATATGACAGATGAAGAGTTTTACCAGAAGCAAATAGGCAAGTATCAGAATGCAAAAGTGTTACTTATTGATGATTTGTTAAAGGGAAAGACAACAGACTCAGACAAAAACATACTGTTTGAGATAATCAATTACAGATACATAAATCACTTGCCCATAATCGTTTCTTCAGAGTATGACATAAATGCGCTGCTGAATTTTGATGAGGCAATAGGTAGCAGGATATATGAAATGTGCAAGAATTTCATAGTTGAAGTGCCAAAAGACACTGACAATAATTTCAGATTGAAGGAGTAGGCAGATGAAAGAGTGTATAAATTGTACTTTAAGATACCCAGCGTGTCAAGATACATGCGAAATTAGTATGAAAGCAAAAGAACAGAATAAACAGAAAATGAAGTACCTGAAAAAATTCACTGAAAGTTTTGGATATGACGGATGCCTGGCATCAAAGGTGGCGAAATATAAAGGTTATCAAAGAACTAGATTTTAAGGGAGGCTTAAGTTGAAATATTTGTTTGAAGTTGAAGAAGAAATAAAAAATTGTTGGTTTTGTCCTCTTAGTATGATTGCTGATTATGATGATACTAAGCTTCATTGTAAACTAATAGATAAATATATTAACGGAGATGAAACGCCAGATGACTGTCCACTGCAAAAGGTCGATGATGTACTTGACGAATTAAAGGAAAACCTGGAAGCTGACAAGCCTGCATACTTTCCTTATAGACACTGCGGAAACTGTGAGCATGGCAATAAGTATAAGGAGCATGAACCATGCAATAGTTGCAATAGGCTAAGCAACTGGAAGAAAAGAATATTTTACTAGGAGGTAGTAATGAAAGCAATAACAATATGGCAGCCATGGGCTTCATTGTTGGCCTGTGGTGCAAAACAATACGAAACACGTTCATGGAAAACAGATTACAGAGGACCGATTGCGATACATGCAGCAGCGAAAGATCCATGCAAAATGTCACTCTTAGGATTAGAAGAATTCGATAAAGCAGCAAGTGAAGCGTTAGAAAAAGCAGGACAAAGCTTTACATGGTGCTTGCTTCCTTTAGGAAAAATCATTGCAACTGCTGAACTCGTGAATTGTTGGCACATCGTATATCATCCGGGACCGGATATTGATATAGCAAAACATATTAAGATAGGTGCAGAATTAGATGTACCGAAACATCATCTTGATTTTCAAAAGTATATAGTTCCGACAGAACAGGAAATGTTATTCGGAGACTGGACACCTGGACGGTACGCTTGGGAACTTGCAAATGTAAAAATACTTTCTGAGCCTATACCGGCAAAAGGACAGCAGAGACTTTGGAGTTGGGAGGAGAAATAAATGAAACGTGAGTGCGTGGATTGTGAATGGTGCAAGGGGATTGAAGACAGCGAAGGGAATACAATTTATTTCTGCATGGATACAGACGGTGGAAACTATTTAGGTGAAACTGGACTGTGCGGATGGTGTGAAAGTGAGGATGCAGATGAATGAGATTGAAGCAATAAAAGATATTAAAGAAAATATAAAACCTGTTGTTGGCGGAATGTCACTGGATATGGCAATGGCAGCATTGGAAAAGCAAATAGCAAAAAGGCCTTTAGATACAGAACAAGCTTGGTTATGTCCTCTTTGTAAAAGCCATATTATACATGAACAGCTATTAATGTACTGTAGGCAATGTGGACAATTAGTTACTTGGAGGTTGGAATGAACGATATTGAAAGAGCAATAGAAGATTTTGAAGCAGTAAGAACTATTAACTTCAGTGAAAAGACCAGAGAAGGTGCAATAAAACACATAGATATAGCAATAGCAGCAATTGAAAAGCAAGTTCAGAAGAAACCTATCGAAAGTGAAGAAGGGTGGATATGTCCTACTTGTAAAGGTGGCTTTTTATACTCACCAATTATAAATCCAAATAAACACGCTTCTTGTAATTATTGCAATGAATGTGGTCAAAAATTGGATTGGTCGGAGGTAGAAAATGAATAGATTAACTTGTAACGGTCAAGTAGAAATCTGTAAACAAGAAATAGAAGAACAGTTAAAGGAACGTGGAGAAGCACATCCTAAACATTTAAGATATGTTAAGCTTGCAGCATATGAAGACAGCGGACTAGAACCGGAAGAAATAGATTCTTTGAATGAAATTTGTCTGAATACACAATTAGGAAATATCAAAGCAATAAAAGAATTACATGAATACAAGGGATTAGAAAAGCTCGGAAGATTAATCAAGTTGCCTTGTAATGTTAATGATGTTGTTTATGCTCTTGATGGCAAAGGAAATATACACGAATGCAAAGTATATAACATCACAACAAATGTATATGCGAAAGAGAATGAAAATTCTCCACATTGGGTAGGGTTTGAAATTAAATCTGACATATTTGGTAAAACAGTATTTTCAACACGAGAAGAAGCTGAAAAGGCATTGAAAGGCGGTGACAGCAATGATACCAATGACAGATTATAGAGTGCTTTATAAAAACATAATTTATAATGCGGTTTCGGTTGGTATTATAGTAAGTTGGAATGCAGAAGAGTGCAAAAACGAATTGTATAATATAGACGTTACATATCTTGATGAAAACAATCGCATTGCAATAATTACAGATAATGTCAAAGAGTTTCAATTCATAAGGAAATAGGAGGCCCTGGATGCATAAATGCAAATGGGAATGCAAACACGGTAAAGGAAATCTATGCTGCAACGGCTGCAAAGATAACTGCGAAGATAGATGTCAGGAACATTGTGAGTTTTGTGAGGAGGACGAGCATGAGTGATAATAATTCAAACGGTGGAATAGGTTTTGCAGGACTATTAACAATTTTATTTATTGCTTTAAAGCTAATAGGTAAAATTAATTGGCCTTGGATATGGGTATTAAGTCCTATGTGTATAGGCACAATAATAATCATTATTGCTATCATTTGGATAATGAGGGTATAAGCATGAAAGTAGGACAAACATATAAGATAACATTTGTGTCTGTTAAAGGATCTACAGACAGCAAGATGGTTATAAGAAAAAAAGCTGAACTTATACTTGAAACAAAGTATTTCTACACATTCAGATATAAAAGCAATCAAGGTGACATGCTTACAGTAACAATCGACAAACAGGATTATAAAAACAATCCTGAAATGATTCGGGAGGTGTAAATGACAAAGAAAAAGACTATCATTGAAGAATATAGAGAACTTACTGAAAATATAGCGGTTGTACAATCATGTATCATTACAAATCAAAGAGAAAAAAGAAAACTTATAGAGTCTAATTTGAATTTTCCTTCAAGTTTAGGAGCAATAGATTACACAAAGCCTGCAGTACAAACATCATTATTTCAAGGTGATTTGGTTTCAGCATTTATTAAAATACATGATTATGAGACAGAACAGATGGAATTAGAAGTTGAATTGAAGTCACTTAATGAGCAAAGGGATAAAATAGAAAATATAATTAATGATCTAGGAGATGTTAAAAAGAAAGTTATAATGTTAAGAATCAAAGGATGTACTAACCAAGAGATAGCAGACATTCTGAATTATCAAGACAAACGGTCTGTTGAAAAGATATTTCAGCGTATTAGAAAAGAATCTTGTTTAAAAACTTCATAAATATTTTTAAAATTGGGCGGTGCATTTACGGTCTTACATGTGATTTAATGGTGTCATGAAAAGTGTTTAAAATTTAAAAAGGTTCTTTACATTGAACTAAGGCATCCTGAGTGGATGCCTTTTTAATTGAATTTATGATCCTGGGTGCAGCCTCCCTAAAAAAATGCACCCGGGAAAACTGGAAAGAAGGTGACGTTTTGAAAATTGGAGATATTGTTAGAAAGAAACAGCCAGATGTATATAAAAAGCTTATGAAAATGTGTCAAAAGAAAGAGAATATTGACTTTAAAAAACTGATGGAAGATGCTCCGGTCTATAAGCGACATCATGGGGCATGGAGGCAGGTGCGTAATGGACAATGAATACAGTTGAGCCGATACGAGACAAAGATTTAATAGAAGATTTTTCAGATTATTTGAAAGAGAAGAACACAAGAGATTATGTGCTTTTTAATTTTGGAATATACTCAGGTTTAAGAATTTCAGACATATTGCCTTTAAAGGTTAGAGATGTAAAAAATGCTGACTTCATAATAGTTAAAGAAAAGAAGACAGGTGATACTAGAAGAATTGTTATTAATGATGATCTTAAAGATATAATAAAAAAATATGTCACAGGTAAGAGAGATTATGAGTATCTCTTCCCAAGAGTTAAAGGAAAAGCTGTACCAATAACAAGACAAAGAGTGTGGCAGATTCTGAATCAAGCAGCTGATGAATTTGAATATAAAGAAAGAATAGGCTGCCATACACTTAGAAAGACGTTTGGATATTGGATGTATCAAGACACACGAGATATAGCAACTATACAAGACATATTTGAACACGCAAGTGCAGATGTTACAAAAAGGTATATTGGAGTTAATCAAGATACTAAAGATAAGTACATAAAGGGGTTATCTTTTAAAAGTAAAAGATAATTTTTTTATATGTGCCATATTTAACATATCTAGAGTGTGTAAAATAGGCTAGTTTGAAAAACGTGTTACTTCTATAAGTATAGTTTGTGTATTTAACAGAATTGTACGATATGTAAAATATAATTTAGGTCAAAAAAAGCAGTTTTAATATTGAAATTTGATACTAAAAATATATTTTACTTGAAAAATGGTTAAAAAACGTCACAACAAAGTGAAAATAAATCTTATTTTGAGTGAAAAAACTGAACATGAACAACTCAACAGATTATGAAAATTAATTGAAAATTTAGCAATGAAAACGGTGTGAATAAGATTTATTTCAAAATCTTATTTTTTAGAAGGAGCTGAAAGCATGGCAAAGGCAAAAAGTCCTAATAGAGAAAAAGCTTTTGAAATATATCGAAAGCATAAAGGAAATATAACTTCGCAGGAGATTGCAGATCTGTTAGGAGAAAAAATTAATAACATAAACTCTTGGAGAGTAAAAGACAAGTGGAAAGATTATAAAAAGGGCGGAGCTCCTAAAGGCAATAAAAATGCAGTAGGCAATAAAGGTGGTGCTCCAGAAAAAAATCAAAATTCTAAAATTCATGGGTTTTACTCAAAGTATTATCCCACAAAAATTAGAAACATTATTAAAGAAACAGAAGATGCAGGCGGTAGTCTTTTAGATATACAGTGGGCACAAATTATGACACAGTGGGCTAATATAATAAATTCTCAAAAGATTATGTATGTTAAAAATCAAAAAGATTTAACGAAAGAGCTTAAAAGAACTAAAGTTCAAAAAGATAATTTAGGTAGTGCAAAACAACCAGATATACAAGAAGTATATAGGGAAGAAGAATACGAACTTCAATTCGCCTGGGATAAACAGGCTACATTATTAAAAACTCAGTCACAAGCAATGGGAAGATTGCAAAGTTTGATAAAGCAATATGATGAAATGTTACATAAAAATTGGGAATCAGCGACAGAAGAACAGAAATTGCGTGTTGATAAGCTTAAAGTTCAAATTGATAATGAGAAGAAAGGTATCGGCTGCAATAGCCTGGTAATCTTCAAAGGAGAGGATTTGCTTGAAGACTAAGGCAATACAAGAATTGCATGAAATCTTTTTGCCAGATAAAATCGGCAAGGGTTATGCCTCATTCTGGAACACAAAGAAAAGATACAGAGTTTTAAAAGGTGGACGTGCATCAAAGAAGAGTACAACAACTGCAATGTGGTTTATTTACAACATGATGAAATATCCACTTGCCAACACAGTTGTAGTTAGAAAAACATTTAATACACATAAAGACTCTACATTTGCACAGCTGAAATGGGCTGCAAGAAGACTGGGAGTATATGACAAGTGGAAGTTTACAATATCACCGCTTGAAGCAACTTACATTCCTACCGGGCAAAAGATTTTATTCAGAGGTTTTGATGATCCTTTGAAGTTGACATCAATTACAGTTGATGTTGGTGTGTTATGCTGGGCTTGGTTAGAAGAAGCGTATGAAATAGAAAAAGAACAAGATTTCAATACATTTGATGAGTCCATCCGTGGAGAAATGCCGGAAGGCTATTGGAAACAGATAACAATAACATATAACCCATGGGTAAATACTCACTGGACTAAGACAAGGTTTTGGGATAATGAAGATCCTAATGCATTTAGGTTGACAACAACATACAGATGTAATGAATGGCTTGATGATTCAGACAGAGCACTTATTGAGTATGCTAAAACTCATAATCCGGACAGATATAAAGTTATAGGACTTGGTGAGTATGGTATTCCAGGAGGAGTATACTTTGATGAATTTAGAACTGATATACATGTTATTGATAGTTTCGTTATTCCTTCTCATTGGAGACGATACAGGACCATTGACTATGGGTTAGATATGCTTGCGTGTTACTGGATAGCAGTTGATAATAATCAAAAGGCTTATGTTTACAAAGAATTGTATGAATCAAATCTCATCATTTCAAAAGCAGCAAAAAGAATACTTGAATTGACAAAAGATGATGAAAAGATTTATGAGACTATGGCTCCGCCGGATTTATGGAACAGAAGGCAGGAAACAGGAAAGAGTGCTGCAGAGTTATTCTTGGATAATGACGTATTTCTTACAAAATCAGATAATGACAGGGTTCAAGGATGGTTAAATCTGAAAGAATGTCTTGATCCATATGAAGACGAACAGGGAATAATGACTGCGGACCTTGTTATTACAAAGAACTGCACAAACTTAATCAGGACATTGCCACAGATTCAGAAAGATGAAAAGGATCCTAACGATTGTGCAACAGAACCGCATGAACTAACTCATGCTCCTGACTCTATCAGATACTTTATTGCAGGAAGACCAGCACCAGCTAAGAAGCCAAAACCACAGAAGAAATACAATTTTGACTTTGAAAAACCAAAGGCAAATCCACTTGGAAAGGGGAACAAACAACGTGTCATATAATTTAATTATAATAGTGCTTTTATTTATGATACCAACCATGTGTGGATTGGTATTTTTTAGTTACAGGCAAGGAATAAAAGACGGCCGTGCTTTGAAGGAAGAAAAAAAGCTTGAGCCGGTTGTAAGTGTACCAAAGGAAAAACCAAAAGTAACAGAAGAATTAAAAAAATTCAATGCAATAATGGACAATATAAATACTTACAACGGTGGTCCTGCAGGACAGAAGGTGGTGAAGTAGTTGCAAATTCCAAGTCAAATGAATAGCATTTTTAAAAGAAAAGATTACAAAGAAACAACTGAAATATGGAACCTCTATCAAAAGGGAATTGACTATATACATAAAATTAATCTCGTTTCTGAGACTGATGAAGCTCACAGGATGTACTCAGGTGACCAGTGGTACGGACTTCAAAGCGGTGGCGAAAGAATGCCACAATACAACTTTATCAAAGGAATTGTTAAATATAAGGTTGCAGTAGTTGCTCAAAATACTATGTCTGCAGTATACAGCAATATGGGACAAAAGGACGAAGCAATCACAAAAGCATGTGAAATGCTTAATGAATACTTTAGAAAACAGTGGGAACTGGCAAAGATGGACACGCAGTCATGGAAAGTAGTTAAAGATGCGTGTATACAAGGTGATGGGTATTTGTTCTTTCCTGGAAGTAACGTGATGGAATCTCAGATTATTGACAATGTTAATGTATTTCTGGGTGATGAAAAGAACTCAAATATACAGGAACAGCCATACATCTTGATAGTTGAAAGAAGATTTGTTAACGATGTAAAAAAAGATGCCGAGAAATACAAAATCAAGAAAGAAGATATTGACTTGATTGTCTCCGATGAAGATTATCAAAACCAGCTTGGAGATAAAAACGATGTAGATAGTAAAAATGGAAAATGCACATCAATATTGTACATGTACAAAGATAATAACGGAATAGTGCACTTTTCAAGAAGCGTTGAAAACTTAGTATATCAACCTGATACGATACTTCAATCAGTTGATAACAAAGGAAAACTGACAGGAACTGGACTTAAAAAATATCAATTATTGAATTTTGTCTGGGAAGACATGAAAGGAACTGCAAGAGGAATAGGAGAAGTAAAACAGCTTATTCCTAACCAACTTGAAGTGAATAAAACTCTTGCAAGAAGAAGTGTATCAATCGCTCAAAATGCTTTTGGTAAGATGGCCTACAATGAAAATGCTGTGCAAAATCCTGATGATCTTGATGTTGTTGGAGCAAAGATAGCAATAAAAGAAGGAAGCGCCCAAAAGGTGCAAGATTTGATTGCATATTTAAATCCTTCGACAATGTCACCTGATGCAAAAAACTTCACTGATGAAGTGGTTACATATTCAAAAGATTTGGCAGGTGCAGGAGACAGCGCACAAGGTGCAGTAGATCCTACGCAAGCATCCGGAACAGCAATTATTGCAGTAAGAGACCAGGCTGCACTTCCGTTGAATGAACAGATTGCAAGATATAAACAGTTCGTTGAGGACCTTGCGTTGTTATGGTTTGATATATGGGTAGCTTACAATCCAAATGGATTGACAGTTGAGTTAGAGGATGAAGAACAGGGAGCTTACACAGAATTAATTCCTGCTGATGTTCTTGAAAACATGAGAATTAATGTGAGAATTGATGTTTCACAGAACAATCCTTATTCAAGATTTGCACAAGAGCAGGCACTTGAAAATCTGCTTGAAGCACAGTACATCACTTTTGAAGAATATGTGAATGCATTGGATGATGATGCAGCGGTTCCAAAAGGAAAACTTAAGGACATAATTGACAAGAGAGCTGAACAGCTACAAAAGGAAATGCAGTATGAAGCAACAATTCAACAGCTTCAGCAACAAGTTCAGCAGTCATTGCAAATGATAGAACAAATAACAGGAGGTGTTCCAGGTGAAATGCAAGCAATGTGATACTGAAATGTTTATTGACAAGGTTGTAGAAGATAAGGAAAACAACACGGAAACATTTATTTACAAGTGTCCGAATTCAGCATGTGTGAATTACGGATATAAGAAAGGGGAAGAAGAATGAGAGAATTAAGCACGATTCAAAAAAGAGAAAAGCTCAATGATGTATATGCTATAGATTTAAAAGGCAACGGTGGTGCAAACCATAGGTATGACATACTGAATTCTGAGTGGGATAAGGAACATGGCGGTAACGAAGTCCTTTTAACTATTCAATTTCAAAACGGCGCAAGAAAAGACGGAACTTCAATTTATGGTGTAATTGATAGTGATTTACTTGAAATAGTTAGAGAGAGACTCAAAGCTTTTCAAGCTGGTCCGTTTGCTTCAAGAGAAAATGCGTGTGCACTAACTCACATTGAAGAAGCTCTGATGTGGATGAATAGACGTATAGAGGATAGGATAGAGAGAAGTGTCTTGGGTACATACAACAAATAAGTAGGTATAATTATGGGACTTAGAATATACATGAAATCTGGCAATAATTATTGTGTTGATATTTCAGAATATTCTTACAGTGAGGTTTGTGAGCAATTATCCAATACGATATTATGTGGAGATAATTATCTGATAGATGCACACGGAAAAACATATTTTTTTAAGGGTGCAGAAATTGAATACTTTGAAATTGACATTGCACAACAAGAAGAATTATCAAATAAAAACAAGATAGGATTTGTTAACTAAGGAGCCGGAAGGTTCCTTTTTTATATCAAAATTCGCAGGCAACGCGCAAAAATCCGGATGAAAGGAAACAAAATGTTTTTGGAAAATTTAAAACTGCAGTTATTTGCAGAAAGCGAAGAAAGCCAGGCGGTCGCTGAACCTGGAACAGAAGAAACACAGGTAATAGAAGAAGGTGCAGAAGGAGCACAGTCAACAAGCGTGGAAGTGACTGAGGTCGCTGGTCAGTCAACTGATGCTAATAATGTACCGCAACAGACATTACCTACACAGACAGAACAAAGAGACTTCGAAAAGGATGCAGCTTTTGCAAAGATAAGAAGAGAAGCAGAGCAAGCGAAGAAACAAAATGAATTACTTGCAAAAACTTTGCGACAATTTAATTTCAACGGAGATACTCCTGAGGAAGTAATTGATAATGCAAATGCTCATTATCTAAACAAGCCAGTTGAAGTGGTAAGACAACAAAGACTTGAAGCGGAAAAGTTACAACAAGAAGAAGCACAAAGACAAGCAGAACTTCAATATTACAGACAAAAAGAAGCTGAAAGAATGATGGCTGATGACTTGGCCAGAATTCAGAAACTAGATCCAACTGTCAAGAAGCTTGATGATTTAGGACAAGACTATTTCAAACTCATTGAAGCAGGTATTGATGCTGAGATTGCATTTAATGCAGTCAATCAGAAAAAGCAAAGGGAGACTAAAACTCCGCCTGTAGAGATAGGAAAAGTTAATTCTAGTTCAAAAGAAGAGAAAGACTTTTATACTTCTGCGGAAGTGGACAGGTTATCAAAGAAAGACCTTGAAAATCCAAAGATAATGGCAAGGGTAATGGAATCAATGACTAAGTGGTAATTAAAAAAAGAAAGGTGGTAAAAACATATGTCTTATGAACAATTTAAACCGGTGGTATGGTCAAGCCATATACAACATGAATTACCAAAATTCACAACATACAAACAGGACTGCAACTTCGAATTTGAAGGTGAAGCAGGGAAAGGAAAAAGAGTAAAGATTTTAGGAGTTAGCAGACCTACAATCAAAAAATATACACCTGGAGTTGATATAGATTCTCCTGAAATTCCAGAAGATACATCAGTATATCTGGATATCAACCAGTATGACTATTTCAACTATGCAGTAGACAATATAGATAAGGCTCAAGCAACAAAAGGGTTAATGTCTGCATTGTCTGAGGAGACTACAAGAGCATTAGCAGAGGCAGAAGATACTTTCTGCGCTAAAGAAATTGCTTTAGGTGCAGGATATAAATCAGCAACAACAGGTATTACAACTGCAGATGCTGCTAAAACTGCAATAGACAAGCTATTTGTTCAATTGTGGAAAAATGGTGTGTCACAGAAGGATATATTGACATTATATCTGACTCCTTGGCTGTATGATTTGTTGGAAAACAAACTAACAGAGCTTAAGACAGATAATGACAATCTTATTGCTAAAGGCATTTTGGGATTGTACAGAAATGCAAGAGTCAAAATGTCAAACAATGCTTATAACGACGGAACAGATGATCACATCATACTGAAGACTAGCAAAGGCTTTGCATATTGCAATGGTATTGATGAACTTAAGCCGTATTCACCTGAAAAGAGTTTCGCAGATGCAATAAAGGGCTTGAACACTTACGGCGGTAAAGCAGTTAGACCAAAAGAAATTGCAGTATTGAAAGCACACAATTCATAGGAAGGATAGGTGATATAGATGGCAGCAACAGCAATAGTAAACACAGTGTTAGCTTTTAACACAGGAGCAGCAATGCCGGCAACTGCAGCAGTAGATGCAGCAGACGGTGCTTTAATTACATGTGACAAAGCAGATCAGAAAATGCTTATCATAATGGAAAATGCAGACGCAGCTAACGCTGAAAATGTAACAATAAAAGCAGGAAACGGAATTCAAGGAACAGAAGATCTAGTAATTGCTTTGGCAGCTTCACAGAAGAAAGTTGTAACAGTAGAATCTGGCAAATATAAAAATGTGAGTGGAACACTAAAAGGTAAAATCAAAATTACCGGAACCGCTGATGTAAAGCTTGCTTGTGTAGTATTACCATAGTAAAGGGCGGAGAAATCCGCCTTTTTTATCAACATCATGAGTATATGCGGTGCAACTCCGCAGATGTTGGGAAGGAGTGATTTATTATGACGGTTATTGATGTTGTAGAAAAAGTAATGGTTATCATGGATGAAGTAACATCAACAAACCTTACTGCAAATTCAGCTGATTACATCAACAAGATTTATCCTTTAATAGACACAGTGCAAAGGGAAATTGCCACAGTCAAGCCAATTAAGAAATATTTGACACTGGATAGTGTTAATAAAAGAATTGATGAGCCTGCAGACTGCTTTGAATTTTTAAAAGTATATAACACTGACATGACTCCAATTAACTTTCTTCATTACAACAAGAAAATATTCATGATTGATGAAGATGAAGACGGAACATTTACATTATATTATAATAAATACCCGGATAAAATTGATGGAAGTACAGTTGACAGTTATGAACTTGAAGTTGACAAGGAATGCCAGGAAGCACTTGTTTACGGTGTAGCTGCAGGGCTGTGTATCAATGATGAGCCGGAACTTTACGAGATTTATAATGAAAAATACAATGCAATGCTTGCGAATATAAGTTCAAGAATGCAGAACAACACAACAGCAAGGCTGGTAGGTGGTCTTAGAATATGAGCAGAACCATAAGGAAAGAAACAACCATATACAATAAGTTCAAGGGTGTTGATTTTTCAGTTGACTCTTCACTTGTAGATAAAGAAAGAAGTCCATATGCACCAAACCTTATAGCTGACATCGGCGGAATGCCTGAAAAGCGTTTAGGATGGAGAACTCTTCACACTCTAGAACAACCTATCAATGGACTGTTTTTCGGTGAAATAAACGGAGTTGATACATTCATTGCTCATGGAGGAACAAAGCTTTATGTATGGAACATGCTTTCATTTACTGAAATAAAATCAGGTGTGAATAATGCAAAGTCAACAGCATTTTTCATGAAGGAAAACAATGTAGGCAAGATTTATATTCTTACTGGCAATGATTATCTTGCATATGACGGAACCACAGTTACTACAGTAAGCGCAAGTGCTTATGTGCCTACAATACTTATTTCAAGAAAGCCAACAGGTGGCGGAACAGTTTATGAACCGGTAAATCTTTTAGGTTCAAAGAGAAAAGAAAGTTTTCTTGGAGATGCTTCATCACTTGAATATCAACTAAGCGCAACAAATATTGAATCAGTTGACTTGGTACAGGCAATGAATGCAAGTGGTGAGTTGGTTACTTTAACACTAACTACAGATTATACAGTGAATTTAGTAACAGGAAAGGTTATATGTACAGCTCCACATGCTCCAATAGTGGCAGGACAGGACAATGTTGTAATCACATATAAAAAGCCAGTTACCGGCTATGCCGACAGGATTAAGAAATGTACTATTTCAACATTGTACGGACTTGGTGGAAGCAACAGGGTGTTTGTTTCAGGAAATCCTGATTACAAAGCATATGACTGGTATTCTGAAATATTCACTCCAACATACTTCCCGGATACCGGGTACAGTATTGTAGGCAGTGATGATACTGCAATCATGGGATATCAGAAATTAGGAAAGTATCTCATCATCATAAAAGAGGACAATCAACAGGATTCAACAATATTCCAACGTTGGGGAACACTGCAAGATAACGGAAGCATTATTTTTACAATAGAACAAGGAGTTGCAGGTACCGGAGCAATAAGCAAGTATTGTTTTGCAAATCTAATTGATGAACCATTATTCCTTTCAAGACGTGGAATAATGGCCACGACAAGCACAAACATTCTTGCAGAAAGAACAGTGAGAAACAGAAGCTATTTTGTTGACTCTCAGCTTGTTAAAGAGGCAAATCTTGAAAATGCAGTTGCTTGCGAATGGAACGGTTACTATGTTCTTGCTCTTAATGGCAGAGCTTATATTCTTGATAGCAGAAACAAATCAGGGAAGTCAGAAAGCGGTTCTGATTTCGTCTATGAATGTTATCACTGGGAAAACATCCCGGCAACATGTTTATTATCAATAGGCGGAGAATTATATTTCGGCACTGCAACAGGAAAGATATGCAAATTCAATACAGATATTGAGGAAAGAACAAAATTCAATGATGATAACCAGGCAGTCACATGTTCATGGTCAACAAAAAATGATGATGATGGAGCTTCTTATTTATACAAAACAATGCAGAAAAAGGGATGCACAGTCACAATAAAACCATTTAACAGATCATCAGCAATTGTTGCTGTTTTAGTTGATGGTAATCCGGAACAAACACTCAGATATCATACAATGGACGTGTTCGACTGGGAGGACATAGATTTTGAAAGATTTACTTTCAATACAAATTTCAGTCCGCAGGACATTTATATTAAGAAAAAAATCAAGAAATACAAAAGACTGCAGATAATCATCAGAAACAATGGGTTAAGTGAGGGATTTGGAGTCTTCCAAATTGTAAAGACTTATACGGTCGGAAACTATGCTAAGAAATAGGAGGTATATATGTCGATAGGAAGTTTATTATTAGGTGGCTTGGCATCTGCAGCAACAAAAGCTTATCAGTCTGCAGCCGAAAAAAAGAAAAATCAAACAGTAAGTAATACAAGTCCTGCAAAAACAACAGCAGTAAGCTCTGGGAATGAGCATGCAAATTATATAAATCAGACATATTCAGGTGGCTTGGATGCATATTCAAAACTTCAAAATGACAGATATAGTAATGCATTACAAAATAGTTCAGATCCTGCAAATGTCGAATTATTAAAAAAATTACAAGCTGATGCAAATAAAGTAGGATATAATCTTTCTTCAAATCAGGTTGCACAGCCAATGATTAATCCATATGAAGATTATATGGCACAATATAAAGATATGGTCGCAGGTCAACAAGGTCAAATTGAAGCAATGAACCGGGCAGCAGTTAAGCAAGGAGTTGCCAATCTTAACAGTCAGAAAACAACAGTAAATCAAAATTATGATGATATGGCAAGGCAAGCATACATCACATCAATGCAAAATAAGAAAGCACTTCCACAACAACTTGCAGCAAACGGAGTAAACGGCGGAGCTTCAGAAACTGCAATGTTGGGACTTTCAGCCAACTACGAAAATAACTTAAACAAAGTAAACACAGGCAGAAACAACGCACTGTATGACATTGACAGTGCAATATCAAACTTAAAAAATGAAGGTGAACTGGCGACTGCAGAACAGACATTACAGAACAACCAGGCAGCACTTACTGCTTATCAAAACATGATGAATAACTCCGCAAATTATAATCAATGGCTTGCAAATTACAATGCGGACAGGGAAGACACTCAATACAATAGAAATATTTATGATAGCGAAACAGCATCAGCTCAAAAGCAACAGGAGTACAATAACATTCTTGAAAGGCTTGGAATGGGATTGATATCTGAAAATGATGCAGTTGCATTAGGTGTGCCTTCTCAAGATGTACAAGCTTATGTTAATAGAATAATAGCTGCTCAAAATGCAGAACTTGCTAATACAGTTTCATTGACTAATAACAGAAATTCAAGCGGAACAAACAGTAAAACTGTAAGTGAACCGACAGACGAGTCAAGTATGATCACTGAGGTTGTAAAAACAGCAAATTCATATCTCAAAAAAGGTGACAGAGAAAAAGCTATTGAGGTATTAAGTGCTTATATATCTCCTGAACAAATCAAAAAGCATTTAGAAAGTATGGGAGTAAGAACGGATGATATTGATTGGGGAACTGAAGCAACAACTTCATCTAGATATCAGAATCCGGTGACAAGTATAGGAAACATTATATCATTTTATAAAAACAAAGGGTATTCAAGCGACCAGATAGCAGAAATATTAAACAGGAATAACTAGGCGGTGATTAAATGAAATATACTGCAGATGATGTAGAAAAACTGTATCAGAATTTTAAAAAAGAAATCGCCCCAAAAACAACTGAGTCGGTAGTGAGGAAAAACACTTCTTCACTACCAACAAAGAAATCCGGAACATTCACGGCTGATGATGTTGAAAAGATATATCAGAATAATTTAAAAGCAAGTTTGCCAACAATTAATTCAGTAAACAAAGAAAGCAATAAGGCAGTTGATTTTGTGAAAACTGCAGGATATAGATCTGCTGCAGAAGCATCCAACACTGCAGATGCATTGACTTATTTAAAGAAATATAAGATGGCTGAAAATGCAGATAATCTGGAAAAAAGAATACAAAACGCAGAAAAGAAAAACATTACTCTTCCTACAAGACAACAAATGTTATTGAAAGCATCTCAATCAATCGACAAAAACAGTCTGATAAATCAAACAGATACAACAAAGAATCTGCAAAAGAAGGCTCAAGAAAGTGAAATCAGACTGAAAGCAGGCAATGGATCAGTAGCAAATACTTTTATTGACATAGGCCTTGCCGGAACTGATATGCTAGGAAAGGCAGGAATATCTGCTTTAACAGGAGCTCCATTACCGGCAATAATTGGAGTGACAAGCGGTGCAGAGAAATTCCAGGAAGGCATTAACGAAGGCAAAGATGTTGATACTGCATTGAAACTAGGAGTTGGAAGCGGTGTTATAAGTGGCGGAATTGAATCATTAACAGGTATTGGAGCATCAAAGGCAAGCAAACTACTTGGAAGTAAGGCAGGAAAGACACTAATGAGCAAACTTCCTTCAAATGTAAGCAGTTATATTGCAAAAGCAGGAGAAAGTACTGTAGGAAAGGTTTTAAAAGATGCTGCAGGTGAAGGATTAGAAGAAGCTATTGAATATGATGCTCAGAGAGTTTACAGAAATCTGTTGCTTGATGAAAATACTCCACGAGACATAAAAGAACAGGCATATAATGCATTAATTGGTGCAAGTGTCGGAGGTTTGTTTGGTGGAGCACAGTCAATAAAAAACGTTATTCCTAATTATAATAACAAACAATCAAGCAAAGACACAATAGCACAAGAAAAGAGCGTTAAAACTCAAAATATTGACAATGTAGTGAATGGTTTACCAGTAGAAAAAGAAGTGGCAGCTAATGCAATACAAACTGAACCAGTTAAAGAAATCAAAACAAGCAGTAAAGCACAGAAGTATCAGAAAAGGCAGGAAAATTATTTTATTGATAGCGTTGCTGAGAGTCTTGGCATTTCAAAGTTCGCTGATAAATCTTCGCTTAAGGAATCGGTTAATGAGCTTACAGAGGAACTTAAGAATAATACAACCGGTGATTTGACTGAAAAGGTTGATACATTGTTTGAAAAAATTATGGATGAAGGAATTCAAGTTGATTATGATTTTTATAATCAATATAGAGACCTTAAGAGCCAGATAAAAAACAGCAAGATATTTGTAAGCGACCAGATAAAAAATGACTTTGATAAAGGTGAGTTTAATAATTTTAGAAAAACCAACCTTGGAAATTTAACATTAACTAAAGATAATAATGCTGTTTCTGTAGATAGTTACTATCAGGAACTATCAGAGACAAATCCGGAACTGTTTCCTGCAGACATTATAAATCCAGCAGATCAGTTGAGACGTATAGCTGAAGTTCAAAACAGTATTGTCGCAACGGATAATAATCTCAATTTATATGCAGAAAATTTTTCTGAATTTAGACAATGGGCCAAAAATGATTTTGACAAAGCTATCGGCAAACTTGCTATGGAAGCAAGACAAGTTAAAAAGGTTCAGGACGAAAAGGTTACTAAGCAGGAAGCAAAAGAAACAGACAAGGAAATGGTAAAAAACACTACTGCTGAGAACATGAGACAAATCCATGAACTTCAAAAGCAGTATCAAAGGATTTATGATAAGGCAATGAGGACTGAAATACTCACAGACAGGGATAAAGTATATGTGGACCGATTAGTAAAAGGTGAAATCAAGGTAGAAGATTTGCCTGCAGGCGTCAATAAGGGTGGAATTATTAATGTGTTTAAGGCAAAACAACCATTGGAAGGCATAAAGAAATCAGTAAAAGAATACAACAAAGCGCATAAGGAATTTCTGCGTGATGAAGCTGATATGCTGACAAAGAATTCTGCTACCTGGAAGGAAAAGAAAAGCGGATTTCAATATCAAAGGGAAACAATGGAAAGAAACATCAGAGACATTGTTCCAGATAAGAAGGAAGCTGCAGACATAGTTAATACATATTTCACTCCTGTTCATGAGAATGAAGCAAGTTCAACAAGGATGAAAAACGAGTATAGAGACAGAGTAAGGAAGCTTAATTTAAATGACGAGGCAAAATATGAAGTTGCTTTTGAAACTAAAAAGGGTGGCGGACTGCCTAACGTAACAAAGGTATCTGAAAAAGCATTGGTTCAGTTACTCGGTGAAAACATTATAACCAAGGAAATGGTTAAAAAGAGCGGTGCTGATGTTGTCAAAATTGAAAAGGCTGTCAATGAATTCAGGCAGATATATGATAGTTTACTCAAGCAAAGCAATGATGTTTTAATTGAGAATGGATATGCTCCTATTGATTACAGAAAGGATTATTTTCCACACTTTCAGGAAGATGCTGCAGACAACATGCTTGGTAAACTTGGAAGACTTGTAGGACTTGACGTAAACACAAAGGAACTTCCAACTGATATTGCAGGTTTAACTCATACATTCAAGCCTGGGAAAAAGTGGGTGGGAAACTTCTTACAAAGAACCACAGATGAAACTGAATATGATGCGGTTGAAGGATTTGACAGATATATTGAAGGTGTAAGTGATGTTATTCATCACACAAATGACATTCAGAGGCTGAGGGCTTTGGAAGATTCAATAAGGTATACTCATTCAAGTGAAGGAATAAAAGAAGAAATTGATAAGGTTAGAGAAAATGACAACATGGATGAGATAGACAAAAGGAATAGAATTGAAGAGTTGTTTCAAATTGACAAGAACAAATTTCCATACTTAGTAACTGAGTTAAGAAGATATACTGACAATCTTGCTGGTAAAAAAGATTCAAGTGATAGAGATATGGAAAATACAATCGGAAGAGGAATGTATGAAATATCAAAGGCAATGGAAAACAAGGTTGCTGCTAATATGGTTGCACTCAACCCGGGAAGCTGGATAACAAATTTTATTCCATTAGCTCAAGGATTAGGTGGTGTAAAATCAATAAATATGTTTAATGGTATGAAAGATACTATTAAAACATATGGAAAAGCTGACAGTTTTATTGATAAGAGTGCGTTCTTGACAAATAGAAGAGGCAGTGAACCACTTGTAATGACAAAGACTCAGCAATTAAGCAAGAAGCTTTCTAGTCCTATGCAGATTATTGATAATTTTACAGCTGAGAGCTTAGTAAGAGCAAAATATTATGACAATATGAATAAAGGTATGACAGACATTCAAGCAATAAAAAATGCTGATAAATGGGCTGCTGGTGTTATGGCTGATAGGTCAAAAGGTGCATTGCCAACTGTTTTTAATAAAAAGAATCCTGGAGCGAAGTTGTTTACAATGTTTCAAACTGAAGTAAATAATCAGTTGTCATATTTATTTAAGGATGTGCCGGATGAATTAAAAGAAGAAGGGGTTAAAGCCATTGCGCTTGCATTTACAAAGATATTTGTTGCATCTTGGTTGTACAATGAGTTATATGAAAAAATGACAGGAAGAAGAGCAGCATTAGATCCTATAGATATAGTAACAACTGCCGTAGGTGATTTTACTGATGATGATAAATCGAAGTTTGACGCAGTAAAAAATACAGCCAAAGATATAGTCGAAGATGTGCCTTTTGTTGGAGGTTTAATAGGTGGTGGCAGATTGCCAATTTCATCAGCATTACCAAGTCTTACAAATACAGTAAAAGCTGGTATTGGACTTGCTTCCGGAGAAATGCCTGCAAATAAAGCACTGCAAACACTAGGTAAGGAAGCTGCAAAACCGATTAGTTATCTTGCATTTCCTTTTGGTGGCGGTCAGGTTAAAAAGGCGGTTGAAGGCATAGGAACAGTTGCAAAAGGTGGAAGTTACGGAATAGACAGTCAAGGTAGAGAAACACTGCAGTTTCCTGCTGAAAAAACGTCCGGTAATTATATAAAGTCTTCAGTATTTGGCAAGTATTCACTACCAAGTGCGCAGGACTATATTGACAGTGGTTTTAAATCTCTTTCAGGACCATATACAGAGAAATATAAAGATGCACTTGACAATGGTTTTACTTCGGATGAGTTTCTCCAAACGTATGAGGCACAGAAAAAGGCACAGAGCGAGAAAGACAGCAAAGGCGAAACAATATACCTTAGTCTTGCAAATAACAAGAAAAAGGCTATTGACGAGGCTAACAAGGGAATGAGTAAAGAGAAGCTCGAACAGTTGTATGTATATTTTGATGTTTCAGAAAAAATATGGAAACAAGAAGAGAAAAAGACGGAGCAAAAAACAGATAAAAAGAGCACTCTTCCAACAATCAAAAGTGGTATTAAGTTTAATACTACTTTACCAACAATAAAAGATAAGAGGTGATAGTATGGCTTTAAGTAGCAGAAAAATAACAACATATGCAAATCCGGTAGCCAATTTGCCTGACCATCCAAGCCAAGCAGGTTTTACTGCAGCACAATTAAAAGCTGTATTTGATGCAAAAGCAAATGAAGAAATTAAGGCAGCAATTAATGGAATTATTGATGATTTGATTTCTGTAATAGATTCGGTAAGTGGCGCTGACAACATTGGCGCCACTGCTATTACAGACCTGGACGGTGCAACAGTACAAGCCTTACTTGAAAGCATAAGAAATAAATTAAAAAGTGTCGTTGATAATTCAAGTGGTGCTGATTTTATAGGTGCGACAGCAATAAATGGTTTGACAGGCGCAACTGTTCAGGTATTGCTCGAAGCTTTAAAATCATACATAGACACACACAAGATATCATCAGATCATGATGGAAGATACTACACTGAAACGGAACTTAATGCTATTGATGGTATAAAAGGTTCTGCGGTAATCGGTACTCCTGCTATATCAGGATTATCCGGAACTACAGTCAAAGAACAATTAGCAAGTTTAAAATCATTGATAACAAGTGTTATACTTGGTCAAATACCTGATGATTCACTTACAAATGCAAAGTTAGGAAGCGATGTTAAAGTTGGTTCTCTGGCTGAATTAATAACAACAGTTAAGACAAATTTAGTTGCTGCAATCAATGAAGTTAAGGAACAAAATAACTCTTTGGCTGCCCAAATGACTAATTTTAAGATTGGGAACTTTACAAGAGATATATCTCTAGCAGATAGTGCGCAAGTCATATCAGGTCTAGGATTTAAACCACGAATGGTATTGTTCTTCGCAACAAACGGAAGCGTAACAGGTATGGCTTCATGGGGGTTCAGTAATGGTGTTGCAAATTTATGTTCTCAAGCAATGGGCAGTGCATTAGCAGGAGGGTTTGATGTTACAGGGTTTTGTTTAAGGTTGCAAAAGGATTTATCTAATAGAGTACAAGCAACTTGCGCCTTAAATGATGATGGATTTACTCTTAATTGGACTAAGACAGGTTTTCCAACAGGAACATCAAATACTATTTACTTAGCCTTTAAATAAGGAGGATTATATGAAATATTGCGTAGTTAAAGATACAATAAAAATAATTGATGGTTCTGAAAATCTTCAAGAGGTAATGCTACAAAATGCTTTAAATGCAGGATTTACAGAGCTTGAAGTTGAGGTGTTGACAGAAGAAGAATTTGAAGCAAGAAAGGCTTTAGAGCCGATACCACCACAAGAACCAACGGAAATAGAAATGCTACAGCAAGAATTAGCAGGCACAAACGCTATGCTACTTGAATTTATGGAATCTATGTTAATGTAGAAGGGAGAAACAAAATGGCAATAAACAATTTATTAGTAAAGGCTTATGCAGTGAATATTTACAAATACGGAAATAGGAAATTTACAACAATACCCGTGGAGTATGTTGAGCCTGTTAAGCAGTACGCAGCTACAAATTTCACACTGCAAGAAATTGACAATGCTTTAGAAAAAGGCTACATAACAGAACAAGAATACACTGAAACATTGGCTTTGATTTAGGGAACAAAAATCATGTTGTTTTTATGTGCACAAAATGCAAATTTGTACATAAATTTTACACTTATGTAAATTCATTGATATACTTATGGTAAAAAAGAAAGGTGGTTTATTAAATGAATGATAATAATGTGGAATTCTGTAAATGTGAAAATGTAGAAAGTGTATATTCTGAAACTGATGACTTTGGTCATTGGCTAAAGTGTAGCAAATGCGGTAAGGTTATTGAAGATAGTTATGAATACGATGATAACTATGACGATAATTAATAGGGAACAAAAGAAAAATTTCGTAGCCTAAATAAGGATGAAACAGTTGACAAAAGTAATAAAAAAAGGCAAAACACTTTATGCAAAAGAGGATCTCTTCAGGAGGTCCTTTTTATATACAAAATAATAGTCCAAGAGACTTAAAAAGGAGAGATATATGAATATATCAGCAATAAAACAAGCGTTTGAAACAAAGTATGATGAACACATCAGGACAATCAGCAAAGAAAAAGACGTTGATATGGGTGTAGCAAGAGATATTTTAATTGCACATGCCAGAAACAGAAACAAAACAGTGGAAGAATTATCAAATCCATCTTATTACTACAATTTTGAAGGTTGTGAAAACCTCAATTATGCAGTGTTAGATGAAGACATCAAAGTGCTAGAAGATAACTTTATTGTGCCAAAAGCAATGTAATCTGAGGGGGATATATTCCCCTTTTACTAAAATAATCGAGGTGATTTATGGCGGAATGGATGGCTAAATATTGGTTACAGACAATTTTCGGTGCCGTAGTAACAGGAATAACTATATTTGGCAAAAGAAAAATGAAAGAACTTGAATGTAAATTAAAAGAACAAGAAGCAATCAAGTTGGGCATGCAGGCATTGTTAAGAGACAGAATTATTCAATCTTACAATCATTATCTTGAAAAGGGATTTTGTCCAATTTATGCTCGTGATAACATTCAAAATCTATATGATCAGTACCATAACTTAGGTGGTAACGGAACAGTGACAAAACTAGTTGAAAAGTTGAGCGAATTGCCAACAGAACTACAAGAAAGGAAGGAATAAAAACATGGATATTGAAATGTTAAAAGAATTTATTAAACCAGAGTTACTAATATTGATTCCAGTGCTTTATTTTATAGCGACAGCTATAAAAAACACGTTGTTAATTAAAGATAAGTACATTCCTTTAGTTTTAGGATTATTGGGCATCGTACTTGCAGTAATTTACATATTTGCAACAGAAGAGATTGCAGGAACACAAGCAATATTTAAAGCAATTTTCACAGCAATAACTCAGGGAGTATTGTGTGCCGGTGCAAGTGTTTATGTTAATCAGTTGATAAAGCAAACAGCGAAAGAAGAGTGATCCTATGAATTACTTAGTAATACTTGATGCCGGCCATGGTCTTGATACACCAGGGAAGAGAACTCCACTCTTTCCTGATGATTCTTTTATGCGTGAAAATGAATTTAATCGGTCGGTAGTCAGAAAAATAGATTCATTGCTTGAAAAGAATGATATTATTGATACATTCTTTTCAGTGACAGAAAAATACGATGTTAGCCTTGCTGAGAGAGTCCAGAGAGCTAATGACATATATGAGCAAAATAGAGAACTATATGAAAAAGTTGTTTTTATATCTGTACATGCTAATGCACTTACTGGGTCCTGGGGAACACAAAACGGAACATCATCATATCATTATCCAACTAATCCGGTAGATAAAAAATTTGCTGAGACTATTCATAAACATTTGATACAAGCTACAAAATTGCGTGACAGGGGAGTTATAGGAGAAGAGTTTTATATAATTAAGAATGTAAAAATGACAGCATGTCTTTGTGAATGTGCGTTTATGGACAATTTAACAGAGGCTAAACTTCTAATGTCTGATGAGTTTAGACAATCATGTGCAGAGGGCATAGTAAACGGATTGCTTGAATACTTTGGAATCAATCAAGATAAGAAAGAAATTGATAATGTAGCTACTTATAAAATGTATAGTGAAAAAATACATGAAATAATAGGTAGTCCCCAAAATTTCGGAAGTAAGATAGTTAAAAAGTCAAACAGAAAAATTGAAGAACCGTTTTGCATTAATAGTAGTTTTCAATGGTGGGAAGATGCTGCAAAGCAAAAGCCGTATCCTACTTCAATTTTAATACAGGATGGTGTGATTCTAAGAAATGAAGCTAACCATTTGGATGATTCCAATTCGCCACAATCTGTTTATATCGTTTATAAAAATGGTGATGTAGATATGAAATTAGTTAAGTATGCAACTGAACTTGACTATAAAAATATAAAATGTGCTGTTGGAGGCGTGGGATTAGTAAATACGGAAGATCCTAATTTTAGATACAGTCCTGTCACAGAAGGCTTCTTCGGAAAATATGCCGATGTTTTAAGACGTTCTGACAAAACAGTGTATGGCTATAATTTTAAAACTAAACAAGTATATCTGTTAGTAGTTAAAGACTGTACTATGGCAGAATTATTTAAAATTATTACTAATGACAAGTCAGGCACTGCATATCATTATGCTGTAATGGGTGATGGTGGAGGCTCTGTATTTCTTAATAATGCAACCGAAATGGTTATATATGGTGATGGTAGAACTATATACGCAGTATTAGGCTTTGGATTATAACAGGAGGTGATCCTGCATCTGTTATGCTGATGACGGCATAAAAATTAACCGGACATTCTGTGTCCGGTCTTTTTTATTTTTTGAACATGTACCAGGTATTACTTTTAAGTTCATACTTTAATTCGTAAATGGAACTGCCTTTATGCTGACATACAAACATAATATTGTTATTTCCAAAATTTTTGTCTTCGTATACTTTCAAAATCTTTTCTACCATTACCGGCTCATCTTCATACCAGAATTTGACCGGCTCAATTTTTCCGTCAGAGTGGAAGATGGCCATAACTTTAATAGGTTCATTTATAATTTTCAA